TTTAAAAATATTGGTTGGTAGAAGTGAGTTTTTAATATATTATGAAAGAGTTAAAAAGATTCCCTATAAAGTACATCAGAGACTTTATTAAAAAGGACTACAAGCTAAGAGACAAGTGTTATATATGTGGCTCTTCTGAAAACCTAGAACTTCATCACTTATTTAGTGTTAGTGAACTTTTTCGTAGGTGGTGTGATAAAAATAAGATTTTATCTATTGACACAGTTGAAGAAATAAAACACTATAGAGAGAAGTTTTCAGAAGATTGTTCAGAAGAGTTATCTCATGATAATCTTTTTACACTATGTTCAAAGCACCATAAGCACTTGCATACTGTTTATGGACAGACTTATTCAAATCATTTAACACCAAAGATTAAAAATTGGTTAGATATTCAAAGGTTAAAAAATGGCGGAATATGAAGAATTAAAAGGTATTAGAAGATGGGTTGCAGACAGACTTAAACTCAATCCGGCCCAACCGTCTATTGCTTCTTTAGAGCCTTATGCTTCTCCTGAAACTATTGTTGATTTTGAGCAAGCCTATAGAGAGATTGAAGTAGTTCATCGCTCTGTGGAGATGATTATTAATGCCTGTAACGAAATTCCTTTTGTGATTGAGGGAGGATCTCCTTCTAAAAAAGTAAATAAACTCTTAAATTCTCGTCCAAACCCTTTTGAGGATAGATCAAGATTTATGCGTAGAGCCTTTTTAGACTTTATGTTAGATGGTAACGCATTCTTCTACTATGACGGTTCTGACTTATATCTGTTACCTGCTAATGACGTTGAAGTTGTTCCAGACGCAAGAACATTTGTAAGTCATTATAATTATTTAATTTCTAATCAACAGTCTAATGACTTTTTTGGTATCGCAGGAACAAAACAGACACGTAAAGCAGAAGCTATTACTTTTGAACCACATGAAATAATTCATGTTATGGCAGAAAATGAAAATTCAATTTTTAGAGGAACTTCTAAACTGAAGCCTATCCTAAAACTTATGGAACTTTATTTTTACATGATTAAGTTCCAAAGACAGTTTTTCAAAAATAACGCATTACCAGGATTTGTTCTAACCACTGACAACGTTTTATCTCAAAGAGTAAAACAAAGACTGTTAGAATCATGGAGATCTACTTACTCTACTATTTTTGATGGAGCTAGGCATCCTGCTATTTTGGATGGTGGTTTAAAGATAGATCCTTTTTCAAATATTAACTTTGACCAATTAGACTTTGAAGAGTCTATAGAGAGAATTCAGCAGGATATGTCAAAGGCTATGGGCGTACCTTATGTCTTGTTAAAGTCTGGTAATAATGCTAACATTGATGCTAACCAAAAACTATTTTACTTACATACTATTTTGCCGATTCTTAATCAATTCTGTTCTGCTTTTTCACATTTCTTTAATAATGGAGTAACAATCAGACCAGATAGACTTTCTGTGCCTGCTCTTCAGCCTGATAACAGAACTCAAGCTGTTTATTACTCTACTCTAGTAAACACTGGAATTATTACCCCAAATGAAGCTCGTGAAGGATTAAGATTTCCAAAATTAGAGAATAATGATAACATAAGAGTACCACAAAATATTACGGGTAGCGCAACTGATGCGACCCAAGGCGGTAGACCTCCAGGGGAAGAGTCTGCAGAGCCTATTATAGAGGAAACTACTAATGAAGGATAAAACTTTATACTTAAACAGTTCCTTTGAAACTAAGTCCGTAAAAAAAGGTTCCAAAGCTTTAAAAATTGCTGGCTACGCTAATACGATCACTAAAGATCGTGCTGGTGATGTAGTAACTGCACAAGCTTGGGCTAAAGGTGTCGATAATTATCGTCGTAACCCTGTCCTTTTATACCAACATAAACATGACGCTCCTATTGGTCGTGTCGAGAAAATTACTGTTGATAAAAAAGGAATTTTTGTCGAAGCAAACGTTTCAGAGGCCGCTGAAAGAAGTCACGGTATCCAAACACTTATTAAAGACGGAGCTTTAAAAAGCTTTTCAGTTGGATTCCGCGTAAAAGACGGTAAGTATAATAGAGAAGATGATTCTATGATGATCACAGATGTTGAACTCATGGAAATCTCTGTTGTATCTGTTCCTTGTAATCAAGACTCGCTCTTTTCGATTAAAAAGAGTTTTGAGACAGATGAAGATTACAATGAATTTAAAAAGTCTTTTGAAGAGGCTTCTAATGATGAAATTAAAATGATGCGTAGTATCAAGGCTGGTATCACAAACGTAAATGAAGGACATTACCATACCGTTGAAATGGATGAAAACGGTACGGGAGTTACTACTTACGCATCGCATATGTCCAACCATGCTCATAAAGTTGTAAATGGTATTGTGATGGAAGCTGAGGGCCACACTCATGATATAACCATGATGGGTGTACCCATTCATAACATGGAGAGCGAGGAAATCGTTTCAGAACGTCCTTTATCTCCAACAGAGGAGGAAGCAATGTCTAACGACAAAACTGAGACTTCTGAGGTTTTAGAAGAAAAAACTGAGATGGAAGTGGAAATTAAAGAAGAAGCTGTCATCGAAGAAAAATCTGAAGAAATCGTAGAAGAGAAAGAAGCTGAATCTACTGAAGAGGTTATGGAAGAAGTTGAGAAAGAGGAAGACTTTGAAGAGGAGTTAGTAGCTCGTGATCCTAATGAGTCAATTCCTATGGTTAACTTACTGTCAGCTGATCCAGAATCACTTCAGCATGGAGATTTAGTTAATTTCGATGAAAAAATGTATAGGGTAACTAAAATAGCCACTGCCCAATCACCAATCTTTAAGTTTTTAGAGATTGACGCACAAGGTAAAGATTGTGATAATGTTCTTAATGTGAACGCAGATGAACTTTCCTCACGATCTGAAACAAAATCACAAACAAGTGAAGACGAGGTTTCTAACGAAAGTCTGACTAAAGAGCTTCACAATAATTCTGATAAGGAGAATGAAACAATGGCTGATCAAGTCGTAGATACGATTGATATCGAATCTGTTGCTAAAGAAGCAGATGTCGAAATCAAAAAAGAAGCTGCTCCGGTAGCTCAAGTGTCTGAGCCTCAAGTTGCAGAACTGGTTGAAAAAACTGGTGAAGCTATCATCAAAGAGTCAGACGCTCAAGAAAAATCCGATTATACTCCTCGCGAAAGCGATGAAGTAGCTGAACTTAAGTCTCAAATGGCAAAATACCAGGACGAGATTAAAGCTCTTCAGCAAACTAAAATGCACTTCCAAGAGCAGAGCCGTAACCAGGCTCAGTTCTCTGAGAAAGAGCAGGCAAATGCTGTCATGCTCGCTAAGATGCTCAACAAGCGTGACGTTTTTGACACCAAGTATGGTTCAAGAATGAAAGCTATTACGACTGTTGATCAGTTCCTTAGCAACTTCTCAAGCAACATTTACACCGAGATGGAGCAGCAACTCGTTATTGCTCCGATGTTCAACCGTGTAGCTGTTGATGCAAGAACCTTCCGCGTACCGGTCGCAGATGAAGATACCGATGGTGATGTTGCACAGTTCGCTTCTGGCACCTTCGCAACTGGTATCGCTGACGCAACCCGTGTTCCGGCTTCTAACCAGAACACTATCAGCGCAGTTGACTTCACCCCACACAAGTTCATGGCTTCGACCCACCTTGCTAAGGATGAAGAAGAAGATACTGTACTGCCACTTATCGACTTCCTGCGTGCTGCTGCTACTCGCCGTCTTGCTCGCGCGATTGATAAGTCAATCCTTCGTGGTACTGGTGCCCTTACTGGCTTTACCCAGTCCCCGACCAACGCTATTACCCCAGGTACTGGTTATGCATCAGTTATCGAAGGTATCACCAACCTCACTGGTGACGTTGGAGCAGGTCTGACTGTTGACACGGGTGGAGCTAACGATAAAGCTGATCCGTCTGACATCGCTGCTGCTCGTACTAAGCTTGGCAAGTATGGCCTCCAGCTTGGTAACGACCTGGTATTTGTTACCTCAATTGAAGGTTACAATAACCTCGTAACTACCTCAGACTTCCAGACTGTTGATAAGTTTGGACCGAACGCAACATACCTCACAGGTTCAGTTGGCGCCGTTTACGGTATTCCGATTGCTATCTCTGAGTTCATGGATAACGTTGGTTCTTCAAACAACGACCTGGGTGTACTGCTTTACAAGCCTGGATTTATGATTGCCGAACGTCGCGGTATCGAGATCGAGAGCGAGTACGAACCACGCCAGCAGGTCACTGCAATGTATATGTCAACTCGTTTTGACTTCAAGGCACTGACCACTAACTCAAGCGCAGCTCTGGATGCAACTAAGTACTCCTACGCTGTAACTATTGAAGCTGGTTGATAA